CGACCTGCACATGAGCGCCGACGAGTCGATTGCCGGTCTGTTTGCCCGCGTGGCGTCCCAAGGAACGCGGCTGATCGCGGCGGCAGATGACAGCGCAGATCAGTGAAGCGCAGTTCCTTGATCCTCGCTGGCGGCTGAGCAACCTCTACACGATCATTGACAAGAAGGGTCGCGCCGTTCCGTTCCGCCCGTGGGACGAGCAACTGGAATTCCTCGATACCATCCATGCCCGCAACCTGATCCTGAAATGCAGGCAGCGCGGGTTCACGACCCTCATGTGTCTGGTGCAACTGGACGACTGCCTCTTCGCCCCGAACACCCGCGCGGCGGTGATCGCGCACAAGCTGGACGATGCCAAGATCATCTTCCGCGACAAGGTGCGGTTCCCTTACGAGCACCTGGACGATGGGCTCAAGGCCGCAATGCCCGTGACGCAGGACAGCGCCGACACGTTGACGCTGGCGAACAACTCGAGCTTTCGCGTTTCTACCTCGGCGCGGTCCGGCACGCTGAATTGGTTGCATGTGTCGGAATACGGCAAGATTTGCGCGCAGTTCCCGGAGAAGGCGCGAGAAATCCGAACCGGCTCGTTCCCGGCTACTGAAAACGGCGTGATCACCATCGAAAGCACGGCGGAAGGCGAGGGCGGCGACTTCCACGACAAGTCGGTTGAGGCGCAATCGCTCGATGACCGGGGTGTTGAGGCTGGAGCGAAGGAATTCAAGTTCTTCTTCTACCCGTGGTGGCGGGCCAAGGAATACCGGCTGGCGCGGACCAACATCGTCGCATCGCCAGAGGATGATGCCTATTTCCTGAAGGTCGAAATGGAAACCGGCACGACGCTGGACCAGCACCAGCGTAACTGGTGGCTGGCGACGGAAAAGCAGCTCGGCTCCGACATGAAGCGCGAATACCCGGCCACGCCGAAGGAAGCATTCGAGCAGGCAATTGAGGGCGCGATCTTCGCCGACGACCTCGCCATTGCCTACAAACACAAGCGGATCGGGATATTCCCGTTCGACAAGACGCGCCCGGTCAACACGTTCTGGGATTTGGGCCACAGCGACGAAACCGCGATATGGCTTGAACAGGACATGGGCACGCAGCCCACGTTCATCGGCTATTACGAGAACAGCGGCGAAGGCATCGAATTCTATCTGCGGTGGCTCAAGCAGTGGGCCGACGACCATAAGGCGGTGTTCGGCACGCACTATCTGCCGCACGATGGCGACCGCAAGACCATCTGGACGCCGGAAGGCACGATGGCGGTCATGGGGCGGCTCGGGTTTCGGCCACAGATCGTCAACCGCACTCCCGACAAGTGGGAAGCGGTCAAGATCGGCCGGCGCAAGTTCGGCACCGTGGCCTTTGACGAGGCAGGCTGCAAAGAGGGCCTGAAGCGGCTCAAGTCCTACCGCAAGGAATGGGACGAGCGACGTTCGGTGTGGAAAGACCACCCGCACCACGGGCCGGAGTCGAACGGCGCCGACGCCTATCTGACCTTCGCCCAGAGCACGCATACACCGAAGGCCGGGCCGCTTATCCCCGACGACAAGCACCGGCGCAGTTACTACGGCCGAGAGGACGATGAAGGCTCATGGCTGACGTACTGACCGACACCAGGATGAGCAAGGGCGAGACCGTCCCGCTCACCTTCCGCCAGTGGTATATTCAGGACCGCGACAAGGCGGTTGACTGGCGCAAGCAGGCCGAAGAGGACTTCGACTTTGTTGCCGGTCGGCAGTTCTCGGAAGACGAACTGAAGGTGCTCGCCAAGCGCAAGCGCCCCGTTGTGGTGTTCAACCGCGTCGGCCCGGTGGTCGATGCCATCACTGGATACGAAATCGGCAATCGTCGCGAGGTTCGGTATATCCCGCGCGAAATGGGCGACGTAAAGCCCAACGAACTGCTGACGGCTGCGGGGCAGTGGTTCCGTGACATGGGCTACGCCGACTACGCCGATAGCGCGATGTTCGTCAATACCGTCATCTGCGGCATGGGCTGGACGGAAACGCGGCTTGATTTCGGGGGTGGCCCGACACCGGACCCGATCATTGACGAACTCGACCCGTTTGAAATGGCCTGGGACCGGGACGCTCGCCAACGCAACCTGAAGGATGCGCGCCGCGTCTGGCGGACCCGTCGCATTCCGGCCGAAGAAGCCAAGTCGATGTTCCCCGGCTATGACGTGAACGAGCTTCACGCCGCATGGTCCGAAGTGAACTCGGAAGCCGACCTGATGCGTTCCGGCCCGGCTAATGACGAGGGTGGGGATCGGTCCTATGTGACCATCGTGCAGTGCCAGTGGGTGGAGAAGGAAACGTACTGGGTCGCGCAAGACCCGCTGACGGGGCAGGACGCGGAATTCACCTCGGAAGAGTACGGCACCGCCAACAAGCGGCTGAAGCAGATGGTCGGCATGGAAATGCAGGGCGTCAAGTTCCGCCGCAAGGTGCGTAAGCAGGCGTTCTTCGGCGAAGTGACGCTGAGCTACGGCCCGGCGCCGTGCAACGATGAATTCTCGCTTCAGTGCGTCACCGGCAAGTACGACCGCAACAAGGGCACATGGTACGGCGTCGTCCGCGCCATGAAAGACCCGCAGCGCTGGGCCAACAAATGGCTGGCGCAGATGATGCACATCATGAACTCCAACGCCAAGGGCGGTATCATGGCCGAACAGGGGGCGTTCAAGGACCCCCGCAAGGCGCAGGACGAGTGGTCGCAGCCCGATAGCGTCACCATCATGAACGATGGCGCAATCTCGGGGAACATGGTCAAGGAAAAGCCGCAGACACAGTTCCCGGTGGGGTTCCAGCAACTGACCGAATTCGCCATTTCGTCCATTCGCGACGTGTCCGGTGTGTCGGTGGAAATGCTGGGGCTTCGCGAGGCGGACCAGCCAGCGAGCCTCGAATTCCAGCGCCGCCAGGCAGGCATGAACATCCTGCAATGGGCCTTTGACGGCATGAAGCTCTACCGCGAGCTTCAGGGCAAGGTGATGCTCTACTATTTGCAGCACGACATCCCGGAAGGGACGCTGATCCGCGTGCTCGGCAAGGACCAGGAACAGTACGTGCCGCTGATGCGGGAAGCGGACAAGGAATACGACATCATCGTTGACGATGCGCCGTCCTCGCCGAACCAGAAAGAGCAGATTTGGGGGATCATCTCCACCATGATGCCGCTGGTGGGCAAGGTCGTGCCGCCCGAATTCCTGCTCAAGGCGCTGAAGTACAGCCCGTTGCCGTCCACTGTCGTTGCCGAGCTTGAGGAAATGGCGAAAGCGCCAAATCCTGCGGCTCAGGAACAGGCGGCGATGGCAGCGCGTGCGGCGGCGGCGGAAATCGAGAAAACCGAGTCCGAAACGCAACTGAACCTCGCCAAGGCGCAGTCGGAAGGCGGGCAGGGTGAGATCGAACGCATCAAGGCCGAAGGGCAGATGCAGAACGATCAGCGCGGGTTCCAGATGCAGATGGCCGGGAAGTCGGCAGATATGCAGATGGCACGCGAAAAGCACGGTCTCGACATGCAAAAGGGCGTGTTGCAGATCGCCGCTACGGCGGCAAAGGCACAGCAGCCGAGGCAGACGGCTCAATAATCCCGGCCGGGCGGGTCATCCCGGCACCAATGGCAGAAAAGAGAGACTGAATGGCACGGACACTTCCGAGCGAGGCCGATCTTGGCCTCGAACCCACCGCCGAAGAGCTGGCAGGCACTCCGGTAACCGTCGAAGACGATGTTTCCATCACCGACGATGTATCTGACGAGCCCGAAAAGCCGCCCGTACAGGCCAAGGAGCCCGATCCGGCGCCGGCAGCGCCCAAGGATGGTGAAAAGCCCTCCGACGAGCCGAAAACCGTCGATCTGAGGGCATTGCAGGAAGCACGGGCTGAAGCGCGCGACGTTAAGGCCCGCAATGCGCTGCTCGAAACGCGCCTCAACGCCATGCTGGAGACGTTCAACCGCCCCCAGCCCGCCGAACAGCCAGCCCCGCAGCCGCCGGTCAATGAAATCCCCCCGGAAGATGACCTTGCGGGCCGCATCAACTGGCTGGTGTCGCAGATGCAGCGGCAGGGCGAAGTCCAGGCGCAGACCCGCGAGGAACAGGCGGCGCAATCGCAGCGCAATCAGTTCCTCGGCACCCTCAAGGGCATGGAAGACCAGTTCCGCGCCACGACGCCCGACTATGACAACGCGCTGAGCTTTGCCGGCGAGGCACGGGAACGCGAGTTGCAGATCCTCTATCCGCTTTCGACGGCGGAACAGCGGCGCGACTACATCCTGCGCGAATGGGATGGCATCGTGCAGTCCAGTGTTCAGGCGCAGTTGAACCCGGCCGAACAGGTCTACAAGTTCGCCGTGGCGCGCGGCTACACCCCGGCGCAGGCAGCGACAGCGGCACAGCAGGTGGCAACCCCCGCACCCAAGCCGATGGACACGGCGGCGCTGGCGGCAGCACAGCAGCGGCACCAGAGCCTGTCGGATGCACCGGGCGGCGGCGTTCCTGCCCCGCTCGACGCCAAGTCCCTCGCCAGCATGACGGACAAGCAATTCAAGGCGTGGCTCGGCCAGAAGGGCAACGAAGCCAAGCTGGACGAAATCCTGGGGGCGTGATCCTGCCAGTCGTGCCTTCGGTATGGCCTACGCATAGCGGCCTAAAAACGATGCTTCGGACGCCGGGACCGTAAGACCGGCAACAAACACTGGCGGCTCACCAGATCAAGAGCCTTCGCCTTGCCCAGCGGGCGTTATCGCGCGGCGCAACACCCATCATTCCCAGCAATAGGAGCCAGAAATGGCAACCACGACCTTTGGTGTCAATGACACCAATGCCGTGAAGCTGTGGGCGAAGCGTCTCGGTTTTCAGATTGTCTACCGGACCGACATCTCCCCGCTGATCGGCGAAAATACCAACTCCATCATCCAGCTCAAGTCGGAGACCTCCAAGTCTGCCGGCGATCAGGTCACCTACTCGCTCATGACCAAGCTGACCGGCGACGGCTTCACCGAAAGTGAAATCGCCGAAGGCAACGGCGAGTCGCTGTCCATCTATGCTGATGCCATCCTGATCAACGAACTCGGCCATGTCGTCGGCATCCCCAACGCCGGCCGTTCGATCGATGACCAGCGTGTGCCCTTCAACCTGCGTGATGCGGGTCGCATGGGCCTGCGGGCATGGTGGAGCGAACGCCTCTCGACCATCTTCTTCAACCATGTCTGCGGCTACACGCCTGAGACCCGCCCCAAGTATCGCGGCAACAACGCCATCATCGCGCCGTCCTCGGGCCGGCAGATTTGGGTTGACGCGGCCAACAACAACTCTGACGGCGACGAAAACCTCGCCAGCGATGACGTGTTCACGCTGCGCATGGTTGACGTTGCCCGCGAAGTTGCGGAGACCGCGACCAACCCGGTGCGCCCGCTCAACGTCGAAGGCTACGACGATGGCCGCGACATCTCGGGCGGCAAGTACGTGATGTACCTGCATCCGTACCAGGTCACGGACCTGCGTACCAACACCTCTACCGGGCAGTGGCTCGACATCCAGAAGGCGGCTCTCGCCAATGGGTCTGCGTCCAAGAACCCGATCTACAGTGACGCTCTCGGCGAGCATAACAACGTGATCCTGAAGAAGGCCAATCACGTCACGCTCGGCGCGAACTCCTCCACTGCCACCACCTCGGTTGCCAATACCCGCCGCGCGGTTCTGCTCGGCGCTCAGGCTTGCGCCATGGCGACTTCCAAGGCTGGCGGCGAAACGGACTATACCTGGAACGAAGAGCTGCTCGATCACAAGCGCAAGCTCGAAATCTCGGTGATGTCCATCTTCGGCATGAAGAAGACCCAGTTCAACAGCACCGACTTCGGGACTGTTGTCGTGTCTTCGTATGCCGCGGCTCACACCTCGTAAGGAGCTGGGAAAATGGCTACCGGAACTGCGGGCACTGTGGCCCGCCAATTCTACACGCAGCAGGTGCATTATCTGCGTAAGCGTATCACGTTCGCCACCGCGAACGTGCAAACCAACCTGGGTATGATCCCGGCTGGTGCAATGGTCATCGGCGGCGGCGTTCATGTCGTCACCGCTGACGCCGGCATCACGCTCGATGTGGGCTTCAAGGACGGCAGTTCGACGGACGATCCTAACGGCTACGCCACTGCGTTGACGGTGGCCGCCGTTGGGTTCATCCCGCTCGATGAACTTGGAGCCACGACCAACGTCCTGCAAACCGTGGATACGATGGTGACCTACACGGTGCTGACCGGGGCTGACACGTTCGTCGGCGAACTGGTCGTCACCTACGTGGTCGACAACGACCAGTAACCATGTGAGGCGGGTGAGAGCCCGCCTCCCTCAAAAGGAGAACTCACATGACCACTGGAAAACACGACCTCTACAAGGACTCGGACGCTGAGTTTGGAACCTTGAAGGTCGGCACCGTCTACGACACGCCCGGCATTGTTTCGCTGAGCGATGCCAACGCAACCATCCTCGCGACCAATAGCGGCAAGACCCACCTCATCGCCAACGTCTCGGCGGATCGTACCTTCACCCTTCCCACCGTTGCGGCCGGGCTGCGGTACAAGTTCGTAGCCGAAGTCGGCGCCGCTGACGGTCACGACTGGATTTTCGTCGCTGCTGCGACCGCTAATCTGTTCAAGGGCGGGCTTCTCGTCGTTGACACCGATGCTGGCCCGGCAGTGGCTTCGGCGGTCGTCGCGGATCAGTCCGATGACGATCAGTTGCAGGTCAATCTGCCTCAGGGTGGCACGGCCGTCGAAATGTACTGCGACGGCACCTATTGGATTGTGTCTGGCGTCGTGCTGTCCACCGCCGTTCCGGTGTTCAGCTAACCGTGGACGAGACCTACGAGTACCTTTGGGCGGCTGGCTACGGCTTGCCGCCCGAAACCCTTCCTAAGCCCGCTGACAAGCCTGCAACGCCAATTCAACGGCGCGGCAAGAAGGCAGCACGGGCCAAGCGGCAGAGGGCAAAGCCATGACCACAAGGGATTTGATGGTTGCCGAAATGGCCGACGACATGAAGCGGTCGGACTCCGACGCCTTCATCAACAAGATCAACGCGGCAATCCGGCAGTACCAGCCCAAGCGGTTCTGGTTCAACGAGAGCCGCACCGTCACCTTTTCGATGGTGGCCGATACCGACACCTATTCGTTCACGACCATCGGGACTGAATTCTATCAGATCGACGGCGTTTTCGTGACCATCGCGACCGGCGATGTGCGGGAAATGGTTCGTGCCAATTATGCGGCGCTTGAGGCCATGGCCGACAGCGATACTACGTCCGGCGAACCCTCGGTCTATGCCTACATCAACCGGGGCCTGCGCTTCTGGAGCCCCCCGGACGATACCTATTCGGCGCGCGTCACCGGGCACATCAAGATTGCCGCCCCGGCCAGTGGCGGCGAGTCCGACAATGTGTGGATGACCGAGGCTTACGACCTCATCATGAGCCGCGCCAAGGCGGAACTCTATGCCCACCGCTACGAAGACCCGGCGAATGCCTCTGTGATGCAGCAGGCGGAAGCCAGCGCATTGCGCCGTCTGCTTTCGGCGACCGGCGACAAGGTTGCGACCGGCTATCTAACCCCTACGGAATTCTGATGCAGTACCCGTTCGGGCCGTGGGAGCCAGACAACAAGACGGTCAACGCTGCCATTGCGGAGACCGCTGAAGGCGTGGTGCCGGTGCCGGGTGGCTATGGGCCATTCCCGCAACTGGTGACCGCCTCTGGCGCGGAAGCCCTGTCGGCGGAACCGCGCGGCGTGGTCTCGATCCAGAAGGCGTCTGGCTCCTGGGTGGTGTACGGCGCGACCTCCACCAAGATCGAAGTCATGGACGGCTCGTACCAGTGGAGCGATGTCGAGACGGGTCGCACGGTGACCAGCGGCGACGATGTGTCGTTTGCTCGCATGAGCACCAAGCTCATCAACACCGATACCACGGACGGCATGAAAGCCTGGGACGTGGAGTCGGGCGGCACGAACACGGCGATTACCGGCGCCCCGGCCGCTCGGGCTGTGGTGGTCATCAATAACGTGCTGTTCGGGCTGGGCACCTCGGCCAATCCACGGCGCATGGCCAACAGCGACATCAGCAACTATGCCAAGTGGTCTGGTGGCGCGGCAGACGGCAAGACGATGGAGGACGGCGGCGGCTTTGTCGGCGGCGTTGAGCTGACGCAGCGCAGCGGCATCCTGTTTCAGGAAAGCAAGATCAGATCGGTGACCTTCGGTCTCGGGGCGGCGAACTATGCTCTCGATACGGTGGTTGAGGGCCGGGGATGCGTAGCGGAGCGGACGATTGCCAGCCTCGATGGGGTAGCGGCGTGGTGGGACGTTGACGGGCCGTGGATCGTCGCGGCTGGGCAGGCCCCCATTTCCATTGGCGTGGACAAGATCAACGATTGGGCCGCGTCCAACATCGGGCGGCTCAACTTCAAGAACATGGTGGCCTCGATCGATCCGACCCGCAACCTCGTCATGTGGCGCATCGATGCGACCCGGTTGCTGGCGTGCGATCTGCGGCGTCGGGCGTTCAGCATCATTCCGGCGAGCACGGCGACACTGGCGCGCATTGCGGTGCCAGCGGCGTCGATCAATTCGCTCTCTGGTTCAATCGATAGCCAGACGGGTTCGATTGACAGCCTCGGCGGCGGCTCTGCCCCGGTGCTCGGCGGGCTCAACCTGTCGCGGAAGTTTGCAACCTTCTCCGGCTCGAATATGGCGATCACGATGGAAGGCCGGCTGATCAACAACCCGGTGACCGGGCTGGTGAATTGGGCAACCCCGATTGACGATTTTGCGGGCGGCACGTTGCAGGTCGGAACCTCCGACGATCTGTCGGTTTCGGCAACATGGGAGTCTGGCCAGACGCGGGGCACTGCAGGGCGGGTGCAGGCTCGTGCTCGGGGGATGAATATTGCGTTCCGGCGTAACGTTCCGGCTGGCACCACGGGGTCTTTCGTCAACGGCGTTGACCACATCGTCACGGCGACAGGGGGGCGGAAATGACCCTGTTCCAGCAGCAGATCGGCGGCGTCGAGGAAATCGCCGTCAAGATCACCGGCAATACCGCAACGACGATTGTAAACGGGACCGATCAGGCGTGGGTCGTGCCGTGGTTCCAGGTCAACGAGAACGCGGGCGGCACTCAGACCCTGACGGTCGATTTGTACGATGGCACGACCTCATACTGCCTTGGGGCGGCTTCGCTGGTGTGGAAAGCCAAAGCGGTAACGGCCTACCTGTCGCTGACCTTCACCGACATTGAAGTTCCGTCCGGCTGGCTGTTGCGGGTCACGTCCAACCATGCCTCCGGGCAGTTCGATGTGGTCGGCACCAAGGCCCGCCGCGTCTCGTAATGGACTTTCCACCCATACCCGTAAAGCGGGATGAGGGCGAAGTGCTGATGGTCGTCCAGGTATTCGCGGAAGCGGATGGGACCATCGTTTTCGGCATCAAGATGGTGCTCGGGGAAATCACCGCACGGCCCAAGGCATGGCTGAAGGCGGTTCGCGAAGAAGTAGCGAAACTGGAAGCGATAGCGCGCGAAGCGGGCTGTCACGAAATGCGCATTGCCGGGCGCGACTGGAGCAGGGTGCTCCCCGACTACGAACACTGTTTCGGGCTCAGGAATGGGCTCAGGAAGAGGCTATAGAGCATGGGCCAAGATACTCAGACCACAACCTCCGGCGTGAACAACGCGGCGCTGAACAAGACGCTGACGAAGGTCGCGACCGGGCTTGGCGACCTCTATCAGCCGGGGGCATCGTCCTATGTCGCGCCGGGTTCGACCACTACGGGTGGCTGGGCAAAGTCGTTGGACGCTGCAAACAACCCTCAGTTCGCGGGAGGCATTGCCGGGGCAATCGGTTCCTACGGCAATCGTGCGGCGGGAAAAGAGCTAGGGATTGATGACCCGCTTTATGCGGCGCAGCGGGCACGTTTGGCCGGGGATGTGACCAAGAACGTCAATGGCGCGTTCAACAATAGCGGCATGTTCGGCTCTGACAGTAACATAAAGACGTTGGCGGAAGCGCTGGCGGAAGCCCAAGGCGGGCTTGACCTCCAGCAGCGCACCGAAAGCTATGGGCGCCAGTCGGAAGCCGCGAACCTGCTTCCCCAGCTTTTCAGCGGTGCGCAACTGCCATCGTCCATCCAGCAGAGCGTCGGAGCCTCTCAGGATGCCGACAAGGCCGCGCAGGCGAATGGCAAGATCGACTATCTCAACCGCATCCTTGCCCCGCTTACCGGCGCATCCGGCGCGGCGGGCACGTCACAGACGACCACCAACACCCCCGATCCGTGGCGACTGCTTCTCGGCGGCGGCCTCGGCTTGGCTGGCTTGCTCTAGGGAGGCGCGAACATGGCTGGTCTTGCTGAAATGATCGGGATGCCTCAGGTATCGAAGGCGATCGATCCGCGCCGCAACATGCTGCTCGGGCTCGCTGCCGGGCTTGTCGGCGGTCCTACCTGGGGGCAGGGGCTGTCCAACGGGTTCCAGCTTGCCGCACAGGGCGGGGCACTGGACCAGCAGGCGGCGGAAAAGGCCAAGGCCGAACTGAAGGTGCAAAGCCAGACCGATGCGTTCAAGTCGTGGCTGAGTACGAAGCGACCCGACCTTGTGCCGCTGCTCGACGCGGGGGTTTCGCCCAGCGAGTTGTTCAACAAAGCTCTTGCGCCGATGGATCAGGGACCGGAACCCACGGCGAACATGCGCGACTTCCAATTCGCGCAGGAAAACCCCGGCTATGCCGAGTTCCTGAACCCGCCCAAGGAAGAGGCGATGCCCGCTGGCGTGCAGGAATACCAGTTCGCTCAAGGACAGGGCTATGCGGGCACCTATGCCGATTTCCAGAAGGAAATGAAGGCGGCGGGGCGTCCTGCCATGAATGCGACGACACAGAAAGAGCTTTTCGAGGCCGACGACGCGGCTAAGGCAGGCGACTATGTACTGTCGGCACTGGACGAGGCGCAGAAGCTCAACGATGCGGCCTATGATGGCCCGATGGCCGATGTTCGCGGCGACACTACCGCACTGTTCGGTGACCAGAGCGGCATCGCCACGTCGCGGCTCAAGAACGTCACGACCGAACTGGCGCTGTCGCAGCTCAAGACCATCTTTGGCTCCATGCCGACCGAAGGCGAGCGCAAAATCCTGCTCGAGTTGCAGGGCTCGGTCAACCAGCCCAAGCAGGTTCGCGCTGCCATCTTCAAGCGCGCCAAGGAAATGGCTCAGCGGCGCATTGCCGACAATCAGGCCAAGGCCAGTGCGCTTCGCTCGGGCGAGTATTTCGATCCGGGCTACAGCGGCCAGCAGGGCGGCGGCGAGTGGACGGTGCTAGGGGTTGAATGATGGCAGTATTCACCATCCAGGCACCAGACGGTCGAAAAATCAAGATCGAAGCCGCCGATCAGGCGACGGCGCTTCGCGGCGCTCAGGAATGGGCTACGGCCAACCCGGCAGTGAGGAAACTCTCCGGCACCGTCACGCCGCAGGGCAGCACGGGCGAAGTCTCATCCAACGTTCAGGGCCTCGACGCTCAGGGTTCCTATGACTTCAACCTGAACAAGGTTCGCCAGAAGTATTACCCCGGCGTTGACGACGCAAAATGGCAGGAAATTGCCAAGCGGTACGCGCCCTATGACTTGGGAAAACTGCTTAATCAAGGCTTGACGTTCGGCCTTGCCGACGAGGCGGCCGGGCTCTCTGGCGCTGTCGGCAACCTACTCACGGGGCAGGATTTCGGGCAGGGCTTCACCGACTTCAAGGCTATGGAAGATGCGCGCCGCAACCTCGGGGCACAGCAGCAGGGCGGACTAGGCACGGCGGCGGAAATCGCCGGGTCCGTCATGGCGGGGCGTCCAGATATGGCGGCGGTCAAGGCAGTCGGCTTTCTTCCGTCTGTGCTGCAAGGGGCCAAGGCGGGTGCCGTTCAGGGCGGCCTCTATGGCGCGGCGGCGACCGATGGTGGGTTGGCTGAGCGTGCTGGCGGCGCACTCAATGGCGCATGGTTTGGCGCTCTTACGGGTGCCGCGATCCCGGCTGTTGTCGCCGGAACGAAGAAGGTTATCAGCCCGTCCGGGGCGCCCGCCGCCAAGGTCAAGGCGGCGAACACGCTCAAGGCGGAAGGCGTCGAACTGACAGCAGGGCAGGCCACTGGCAACAAGAACCTCCAGTACCGCGAGGCCGAGCTTGGCGGTGCCGCCGCCGAAGGCTTCATGGAAAAGCAGGCGGACCAGTTCACCGCCGCCGCGTTGAAGCGCGTAGGTGTGACTGCCAACCGCGCCACGCCGGACGTTGTAGATGCGGCATTCGATACCATCGGGCAGCAGTTCGATGACCTGGCGGCACGCAACGGCCTCCAGGCGGATGCCAAGCTGGGCACCGACCTAAAGGCGGCGTTCGATGAGTTCGTGAACGTCACCAACCCCAGCCAGCGACCGCCGCTTGTCCAGAACCTGCTTCAGGACATCTACGACAAGGGCTTCGCGCGCGGCTACGGCGTGATTGATGGCGAGTGGTACAAGGCCACCCGCAGTTCGCTCGGGAGGCTGGCGCGGGGTTCGTCCAATCCAGAGTTTTCGCAGGCTCTGAGGGACATCATGGGGGCGCTGGACGATGCGATGGAGCGGTCGATCAGCAAGTTCAACCCGGCCGACCTTGGCGGCTTCAAGGACGCCCGCCGCCTCTATCGCAACATGCTGGTGATCGAGGATGCGGCAACCCGTGCCGGGGAGAAGGCGGCGGACGGCATCATCACCCCACAGGCGCTTCGCAGCGCGGCGATGAAGCAGAACAAGCGCGCGTTTGCCCGTGGCAAGAACGAGTTTGTAGATCTGGCCAATGCCGGTGTTTCCGCGATGACGCCGCTGCCGAATAGCGGCACGCCGGGGCGGATTTCAGCCAAGGTATTCTTGCCAGCCGGGGCGATTGCCGGAGCCAGCCTGGGGGCTCCTGCCGGGCCGATTGGGTCGATTGTCGGCGGGCTTGCAGGTGCTGCCGCGCCATGGGCAGCGGGTCGGGCGATGCTCTCCGGCCCCGGCCGGGCGTATCTTGGCAATCAGGT